AGGCGCAACGATTTATAGACTCTTAGACTGGTCTCTTAAGAGTTTCCTCTTGCATCGCCTTAAGGCGGGACAAAACTTAAACACCGCTAAATGCAGGATACAACTGGGCAAACGCAGGTATGTGGATGGTTCCAGTCAAGCCGGTAATACTGTCTATTTGCTTGATAATGAATGCTACTTGATTGCGACAGATGCCATACTTAAGTTCCAATAGCTTAAGCCCTGATTCATACGCGCCCTCCTTGGGTTGCTGTTTTCGCGCTCCATCAGAATGCTTATCAAACTCTCTGAACTTTCCGGGACGTCCTAGCTGAATCAATTTTAAAGCTAGTTCTCGGACAATAGGCATTTGAGCACCGTACGCCAACATACACATTCCTTTGTCATATATTAACTGTCGGGCTCTGTCCATCAAGATTGCATAGAAAAATCTGCTTTCAACATCAGTACCTTTACTATCTATCCATTTCTGCCTCATGAGCAATGCGTATTGTTGTGAATATCCTTTAAGCATTTTTGTTGACCAACTTAATGTTTGGACTAATCTCTCCATCATTCTCATCATGAAAGGTGTCCCGTCCTCATTCTTACCAAAACAGGCAGAGAGGAAGTCAATCTCCCACAACGATCCAAACTTAATGGTCTTGCAAATCTGACCCAAACCATGGGCTTGAGCTTCTTTAGATGTTGTAAAACATTCGGCAACAGCTTTGTTGAAAACATCTAGATAATCCCTGTCAAAAGCAAAGATGACATCGTCACCTTTCACTCTCAAGAAATAGGTTTTAATACCGGCTTTCTTGAAACAGTATTTCCAGTATGAAATCATTAACACCGTGTTACCAAAAGTAGTCCAACCATCCCCAGATGCTCTTCCTTGGGCAGTATACTTAAGGTTTCCAAAATCCACAGAGACATTCAACTTCAACGAACAGTCTAGTGCTTCTTGAACTTTCTCCTTCGACAAATCTCCTCTAAAGACAACATTTTTGTGTGCCGCCATACGCTTCAGCAATTTGTGTAAGTTTTGGTTGTGAACTATCAGCTGGGTCATATCAAAACCTGAACCATCAGCTGCCCCATATATGATATTAGGGATATGTTGCGTGTTTTCATGAATATCCGCACATATCTGTTCCCAATTCTTACGTCCGCAATAATCTTTAAAGTGTTCATGAGCAACACCTTCCATAAAATATATGAAAGGGTTGGCATACCACTTCTTCTGATCTTTTGGACCACAAATCTGCCTCTCTTTCACCTCATTCATCGCTGTCTCTTTATAAGCATGAGGTACTGAAGTGTATTGCATCTCTATCTTTGCAAAAGCATCATATGTTCCATTAAGGTTCAAGTCCAGGTAGTCGTGATGTGTTGCTTGTCGCATCTTCTTACGATACCCTTCATCAAAGCCATCTTTACTAAGCCATGTTTCAAAACAAACACCTACTTCGCCGCTGAGGTCCAAACACCCTAAAAGGATGTCCGTATACTCCCCATTGAAGTATTCCGTGTATTCTGAAAAGAACTTTTCATCAGGCTCCACCTTGTTACTACAGGCTCTCAAAGAAGCAGCCGCTGCAGTCTTAGGACAATGATGCTTGACGGTAGGCGTTGTGTACCCGTCATACTTTAGCAAAGGAAAGATTTGCACTGCTCCAATGTGTCCTTCTGGCACATCACAGACACAATTTTGTAACCCGGATGCGTAAGGTCCAGAAAGCTTAAAATTCGGGGGTGTTAATCCTAAATTAGCTACTGGATCCAAACGACTCTCTATGGTCACGCAACTTGATGTCAGGTATGCTAGAGGAGGTGCGTTTTCCAGAGTTCCCTACAACTTGACAACAGCCTTAGATCTAAAACCTTCGGCTCTGGCTCTCTTGCATCTTCTCATATACTCTGCAATTAAACCAGCCTCTTCTAACAGGCCTCCATCGAGACCAGGGTTGTCATTACAAGCCTTCGCGGTAGCAATCTCTATTGACTTTGGGTTTTCTTTCGTACCGATTGCTCCGTACATAATCTTCACGTAACTGGTAGGTGCGCAAGCGACCCATCGCTTTCTAAACACGCCGTAATTATACTCAGTCACCTGGAAGTTTATGTAATACAGGGTGCGGTCGGAGCTCAAATCTTGGACGGCTCTCTCAACTATCTTGGTATTCTTGCTCCTAAAATGAAAGTCTATGAACTGTTTTAGCTCCACAAAATTACCGGAGTTATATTCCTGACGACGTAGGAAGTCAAGAACAGTTTCATTAGATTGCAGAACTTTACGCATCCTTAGTTCCGCCATGCGCAAGGTCGGCTCCTCGGGCAGTTCTTTCATAAAGACTAGTTTTTGAGGTGGGTCTTTGAAATGGTATCTGTCAACACTGTTTCCGAGAACGTTTTTACCCAGGAATAAAATGTCTCTCTGGAGTTCTCTACGATCTTCTGGGGCAGCAATCAACTCAAAGCTAGGGGCTCTGGGTCTGACCACAGGATCGCTAGGTGGTGGTAGGCCGAACCTAGGGCGCATTCTCAATGCTTCCAGTACGTTTGCTCGAACGACAGGTGGCAAAGGGGCCTCAGGTTCTGGTTGGTTTACTATGATTTCTTCCTCGACTGCGGGTTCTGGCACATCCGCCCAGTCTAAGACTGGTAATGGGGCAAAATCAGGGTAGCCATCATCGGCTGCGGGCACTTCCAAAGATAGATTAGGGCGTTCATCCTCAACAAACTCGGATTTGAACGTGGGGACGCCTGTGAGAGGGACGTCATTTGAATCCCAGTTCTCATGAGGTATAGCACACGTCTTAACCATTACGTAGTCCACATCACCATTCCTGATTTTGTGGATAACTTGGCAGACTAGTGCTACATTCTCAAAATCATAAACCCATCTTCCTCCCCTATCGGTTCGGATGATCCTATGGATGTAAGGTGCAGGATTTCCTTTCACATCATGGTTTACGATTCCTCCGGGTAGTTTTGTAAAAACTCCCTCATCATCTATGAGCTTACCGCTTTCCCCAGCACTGTCATGATCATAAAAAATCATGATCCCAGTGGTGTGTAAAGCCAACCTACGTATCACACCTGGATAGTATGGCGAATCTACAGCCAAGCCATATCTAAACAGCAAGGGATTACATGATGCACAATGGTTCTCACCATCAGACTCACAAGCACAGATCCCTTCTATTTCGGGTGCCTCCTGCTCACGCATGTAAGCTAAGGCCCCTATACTAGGTTGGGATCCACCACATCGTTTTGTCAGTGGTTGACCGTTAAAATCTATTGCTGATGCAAGCCTAATTTTCTGCACACCTATATCAAATATATCGCCGTCCCTAAGGTATTTAAGGTAGCTCAAATGATAAAAGAAATTCCTAAGTGTTGCGGAAAATGGGTGTTCATGTCCTCTCTCAAAGCCATTATAGAAAATGGTACCATCTCCGGTGGGCACGGGGCATACCGTCT